CAAGGAAAAGACCGATAAGGCTCTGTCTGAACTCGGCGACATGACCACGCGCCTTGGCGATCTCGAAAAGCGTGCTGCGCGTGAAAAGGAAGAAGGCGCGAATGAACAGAAGTCGCTGGGCGATCTGGTTATCGACTCTGCCGATTACAAGGCTGGCATGCTGACAGGTTCGTCTCGCGGTTCGATCAAGGTGACGGCAGATCGTGCTGCAATCACTTCAGCCAACACGACGGTAGGCGCTGGTCGTAGTCAGGGCACTTCACTCGTTCCGGGCGCACGCGTGCCGGGCATCTTTGGTCTGCCAGAGCGTACTCTGACGATCCGCGATCTCGTGCTTCCGGGTCAGACTTCTTCTAGCTCTATCGAGTACGTGAAGGAAACCGGCTATACGAACAATGCGGCCCCTGTCGCTGAAACGACTGCAAAGCCATATTCGGACCTGACGTTCGATATGACTTCTGCGCCGGTTCGCACTATTGCTCATCTGTTCAAGGCTTCGCGCCAGATCCTGGACGATGCTCCGGCTCTTCGTTCCTATATCGATGGCCGTGCTCGTTACGGTCTGCGCTTTGCGGAAGAAAATCAGCTACTCAATGGCTCTGGTACTGGCCAGAACATTCACGGTCTGGTTCCGCAGGCAACCGCGTTCAATCCGGCGTTCGCCGCAGAGAATGAAACCGGCATTGACCGACTGCGCCTTGCGATCCTTCAGGTCGTACTCGCTGAATACCCGGCAACGGCATTTGTCCTCAATCCAATCGATTGGGCAAAGATCGAGCTGACCAAGGATCTTGGCGGGAATTACATCATCGGCAATCCGCAGGGATCGTTGACGCCAACTCTCTGGAACCTGCCAGTGGTTTCCACTCAGGCTATGGCTGCAGGTGAATTCCTCACTGGTGCGTTCAGCTTCGCTGCACAGATCTTCGATCGTCTCGATATCGAAGTGTTGCTGTCGAGCGAGAACGTCGACGACTTCGAAAAGAACATGTTCACGATCCGCGCGGAAGAGCGACTGGCGTTCGCTGTCTATCGTCCAGAGTCGTTCGTAACCGGCGACGTCGAAGGCGCTTAATGGGGGACGGGGAGCTTCAGCTCCCCTTTTCCAGATTGGAGAGAACATGACTGATTTTCTAGAAGTTAAAGCCCTAGACTTTTGCTCTCGGCAAAGATCTAAAAACTCGCAAGAGCCCGTCTTTCGAAGTTGAAGCTGGCGAAGCTCGACAGCTGGAAGCACAGGGCCTTGTGTCTTTGGCTGGCAAGACAGATGCGCCTAAGGAAGCGGACGGCGTCACGCCAGAGAATGGCACCAAGCCCAAGCAGAAGGCGAAATCAGATGGCAGTATCGACAAAGACACGTAAGAGGCGGGTAGCCAGCTATATCGGTGCCGGGGTTGTCACTCCAAATCCTCAGCCCGAACCGGAGCCAGAAGTGCCGCCTGAAGGTGGTGGCGATGGCTCTGATTGATCTTGCTGTATTCAAGCGACACCTTCGTGTTTTTCACGACGACGAAGACGATGAGCTGACGCTTTATCTGGTGGCCGCAGAGACTGTTGTCGTTGAATATCTCGATCGCGCGGTCGTCGCAGCGGGTCAAACTCCATCACTTCCTGATGGAATCGTCATTAATCCCGCTGTGTCAGCTGCAATCTTGCTTGTCGGCTCAGACCTTTACGAAAATCGCGAGCCTGACATGGGCGCGAGCGGAGACGCAGTGCTACCACGGCATGTTCGAGCGCTGCTCTCGGCATACCGGGTTTGGCGGGACTAAATATTCAGCGTGGCAGAGAGAATGGGCAGCCAATGTTTGCTTTTGCCCATTTGCCCCAGACCGTCTCAAACCGATCATGTGGAAAGGCCTGCCGGTCTTTGTAAAATGACGCATCCGCATACAGCAGCTTGGTCCTCAATAGCTCCATCATGAAGTTGAGAAGCAAGTGTTTCCTTTTTGTGAGTAAATCGACGACTGGTTCATCTAGATCGGATTCAGAAAATTCACCTGCTTTGTTCGGCAGGTCAAAAATCCTCACGCGCACAAGATGCCTCATGATTGGATCTGGATTCAATCTCCAGACTGATCCACCCGGCTCATCGTAAAACGGCTGAGTATGTTGATGATTGTCGATGACTGCTTCGCAGCATGTAAGAATATTGTTGACGATGTCGGAAAATACGTCGGTCACAACTGAAGTATGTGTGCTGTTCGGCAAGCTAAGAACAAGATTTGACCATCCATGCTTTCTGACAAGCAAGGAAATCTGAAACTCATCAAAAATTTCGTTTTGTTCTGCAATCATCGATACACGCGCGCGGCTGATTGGCGTTTGAATTTTGCTCTAACCGCGCTTCTCCAGTCTTTGCCGCCATATGATCAGACTCGTTCTTTGCTGTCGAGCGAAGGAGGGAAAAATGCCCCACGTCCGCTTCTCCGAAGACTTCGACTGGAAGCCACTCCCGCAAGTCACGATTGCTTATAAGGCTGGCTGGTCCGGCCTTGTGACTACACCGTGCGCAAATTCTGCCGTTAACGCCAACAAGGCTATGCGTCTGAAAACCCCGAAAAAAGGTGAGAAGGATGGCGAAACGTAAGGGCGCAGGCGCGCTCAACAACATCGTCGTCTTTCAACAGCGTGAAGCGGTGCGGGACGAAGGCGGTGGCACTAGCCAAGAGTGGGTAGACAAGTTCGAAACTTCTGCTCGTTTACAACCCCGACTTGGTTCTGAAACCGATATCGCCGCTCGTACCCAAGGTATCCAGCCTTATACGCTTGTTGTCCGCAGTGAACCGAGAACACGAGACGTCACGCCGTCATGGCGCGTGAGAAACAAGCGGACTGGCGTTCTTTACGAGATCCAGTCATGTGCTAACCCCGACGAGGTTAATCAGTACATCGAAATGCGCGCTGTCGTGCGGGGCGGTGGCTGATGGCAACAAAGACTACGGGTCTCACGCAGTTAAATCGCAAGCTTAAGCTTTTGCCTCAAATAGCCCAGGATCTCATTCGAAAAGCCATGGAAAGAAGCGCGGAAGAGATTTGCGACATGATGCGCAATCTTGTTCCCGTTGACGATATGGTGCTTCATGACAGCATTGGCTGGACGTGGGGCAAGGCTCCGCCAGGCAGCATTACAATTGCTTCTGTGGATTCCCTTGTCGGAGATGACACGACGATCACGATCTATGCTGGCAACAAAGAAGCTTACTACGCGCGCTGGGTCGAGTTTGGCACTACGCGCTTTACGAACAAGGGAATGTTCGCCGGCACGAAGAATCCCGGTCAGGGAAAACAGCCATTCTTCTACGTGAGTTGGCGCGCCAAGAAAAAAAGCACTAAGCGCCGCATCAGGTCTGTAGTGACGAGAGCCGCGAAAAAAGCCGCAGCGGGGTATTAAGGAATGGACCCTGTATGGGAACTTCAAACCGCTATCTATGCGCGGTTATCGCAGGATGCTGCGCTGACCTCGCTTATCGGTGCCGACAAGGTTTATGACAATCCTCCCGCCGATCCTAATGGCAATATACCGGCCGCGACCTATCCATATGTTTCATTCGGCAGCGCTTCATCTTCTGATGACAGTGCCGATTGCGTTGATGCGGTCGACGTCACTTTCCAAATTAATTGCTGGTCGTCTCTGCCAAGTCAGAAACAGGTTCGACAAATCGCTGACGCTGTAACCAAAGCGCTTAAACGATGGGAACCTCCACTCACGGTGAACGCACTAGTCACCTTCGATTATTGGCGGACTGACTACATTCGCGCTCCCGGCATGAATCAGGCGTCA